GTCTTATAGACGTTTTAACCCATAACCTAGAAGATATAGAGTTAGATGTTAAAAAAGCCCTTAAGGAGGCTTTAAAATCGCTCGTTAGTTGTAGTATTAACCCTTCATTACCAGATTCGTTTGTTCAGGATGGAATTACTTTGGAAATCGATAGAGTAGATTTACTAGATAAGTTTAAGGTGAACCCAAATTCAGGGGCTGGTAAATTGCTTTACAATGATGTAAACTCTGGGACCAACAGCACTGACTTCAATACTTTCTTATACGAAGTAATACAAGACAACGGTGGTACTAGTTCTTGGGGGAATCAGACTTTAGGTGAAGATATACTAAACATCAGATTCACACAAAATGCAACCACATCTAACGGTAATAATAATACCTTAAACATTAAACCTAGTTCAAATTATGAGGATAGTAAGTTGACCGACATAAATAACGACTATATCGACAGCATCAAACTATTTGAGACTAATAAATTAATAAACTCAGTTATAGAGTCTTTATTTGGTAGCATTAGTCTGAACACTTCTAAAAATAAAAACACTATTGAGAATGAAATTAAAATTCAGGAGATAATAGATAGAGTTATTAACCTAGATGAAGAGGAAATAGTAGATAATAGTTTTTTTCAGTTTAGTAATGAAGAACTATCAAACATTGAGAGCAAGGCTGAAATGAAAAGGAAAGGTAAAAGACTTATAACTACATGCGATAACGTAGAGTCTGAAATATCATTCGAGTCAATAAAGTCTTTAGATAGTGAACTAGATGAATTCAATACTCAGACTGTAACACCTCAATTAATTGAAAGAAAGACTAGGGTTGTTAGAAATGCATTAGATTCTCTGGCCGAAGAGTCAGCAAGTAATGTCGACAGTAGAGATAGGTATAACGTTAAGGTCAATCTTATTGAAGAGATGTTAAGGAATATAATGAATTCTATCGTAGGTGTTATATTATCACCTAAACTAATAGGTATATTAGCTTTAAATCATTTAATTGTTTACGGAGAAACATTTAAAGATATAGAGGAATTCATGATTAAAAATAAAAGTTTACTAACTTCAGTGTTAAGAACAATTCGTGATTCAGTGGTGTCAATATTACTGGAAAGGGTTTTAAAAGAAATTAAAACTCTAGTAGCGGATAATATAATAAGAACTCAAGTAGAAAGAGTTAAGTATAGTCAGGCACAACTAAGCAGCTTGGTTGGTGTAGATACTGAGATACTTAGAAATATATCTGGATTAACATAAAATAATATGGCAAATAAAAGCTCAATGACAAAAGTTATTGAAAGTCTTAAAGCCGCTTTCAACGCAACTAGAAAACCAATAGAACCATTACCACCTCAATTGTTAGTTGTTGGCGCTAACCTAAGGCCAGGTTTAAGTCCACGTAAAATAACATCTAATGTTATATCTAGGCAATCTGAAGCTGGCGCTCCGTCTGGTGATATATTTTCAGAAAATGGTAATGTAATGGAATCTATGACATCTATAATGGTTGAAGAAATTGTTAATGCGTTAGTTTTAGACGCCAAAATAGAAATAGCTGTACCACCTGGTGTTCAAGTAACAACAACTGGTGTCGGTAATTTAGGTGGTCCAATAATTAGCCAAGGAGTTACAACAAATATTGCTTCTGGTAACGGTGTAATTAGATAGTATGGAATATAAATGGGAACATAAAAGTAATAATGAGATAAGGTCAGCTCAAATTGAGATGCATCAGGAATATGAGGCTATTAAATTAGAAATTGCTAGTCTTGCCACTAAAATAAACAAACTGAAAGGTAAGTTAGATGACATGGACGCTGAATATTTAACATCTAAAAAAGTGTTGGATGAAAGATTAAAATTTTAAAGTATGAGTAAGTTTGCTTTTGGTGGTAGTAGTATATACAATAAGGGTGCTAGAGAACGTCTAGAGACCACTGTATTTTATTATGGTAAAGTTGTATCAAATGAAGATAATCTTGGCGCTAATAGGATAAAAGCTAGGATTACTGGTATTGATGATAGTGTTACTAGAGATAATATTCCATTCGCTTTCCCTATGGTACAGAAATTTTTACATGTCATACCTAAAGTGGGTGAAAGTGTGTTAGTTTTTATACCAGACGTTAAGAATCCTAACATTGATAGAATGTACATGGGACCAATCATATCCCAACCTCAACTACTGTTCAAAGATAGTGAATTATTCTCATCAAAATCAGCTTTAGATAGTGGTGTGAAAGAACCACAACCAGCACCATTTACAATACCTGAAAATAGGGGTGTTTATCCAGACTTAAAAGACATTGCATTACAAGGTAGGGACAACACTGACATTAGGTTAAAAGAAAAAGAGGTATTAATTAGAGCAGGGCAGTTTGAGTCTGACACACCCAAGGGTGAAATACCTAAATTCAACAAGGTAAACCCTTCTTACATACAAATAAAGCACGATGCTACCTTAAAAAGAGGTACACAGAATACAGAAACCGAAATAGGTGGTGCTATTAATGTTGTTAGTAATAAAATTAACCTACTAACACATAAGAATGGAAGTCCTAGATTTGCTTTAAATGACCAAAACAATATGATATCTGATGAAGAGTTGCAGAGAATTGTTAAAGATGCACATCCTTTGGTATATGGTGACAACTTAATCGAATTCTTAAAAGTTTTAATAAATGCATTCGTAAATCACGTACACACATACCCAGGTATGAAACCACAAGATTTATCAGGTTCAAACGACATAGATAATTTATTAGAGTTCAACCTTGAGTCCTTCTTATCTAAAAATATAAAAATTAACTAAATAAATAGATATTTATTAATAAAGATTAATATGGTAATCAGGACTTACTTTGATAGAAACAACACAATTATATATAATAGAACCGAAAATACAGGTAAAAACCCTGTAGCTGAAATGTTTTATGGCGGTAACGTTGAAAAGGACGAACCATTCTTTAGCAGATATTTATTCCAATTTGACGTACAACGTATAATAGACTTAAGGACCAAAGGTTTATACCCTGATATATCTAAATTAAAACATACTCTAAAAATGACTAACACCAGTACGTTTGATACCTCACTATTAGGTGGTCAAACTGCTGACGGTAAAGATAGAGCTTCATCTTTCGACTTGAATTTATTTGAAATCAATCAAGAATGGGATGGGGGTGTTGGTTATGACTTTGCTGGTCAAAAATACTTTACATCCAGTGATAGTACGGTGACAAGTACAGAACCATCTAATTGGTTACAACCTAGAAATGGTGATACTTGGGATAATGGTAATGGTGTCTTTAGTGGATGGACCAGTGGCACTACTCTAGCGACGCAAAGTTTTGAGGATGGTAATGAAAACCTAGAGATTGATGTTACTGATATTGTTAATGGTTATTTAACTGGTAATACAAATAATGGTTTAGGTTTAGCTTTTGATGAGTCATTAGAAAATACAATTAGAGAAGAATTACAGTACGTAGGTTTCTTTACAAGACATACACAAACTTTTTATGAACCATACGTTGAAACTAGATATGAAAATTCAATACAAGATGACAGAGCTGACTTTTATTTAGATAAACCAAATAAACTTTATCTATATGTTAATCTAAGAGGTATACCAACAGACGTAGACTCAATGTCTGGTATGAGCGTTACAATATTAGATAATTTAGGTGAGACATTTTCAGCCTTTACTTCTTCAGACATAACTCATGAAGACATAGGAGTGTATTCAATAGAACTAACCGTACCTACTACAGAAATAGGTTGTGTTTTATATGAAGATATTTGGGAAGGAATTACTGTAAACGGTATAACTAGACCACCTATTGAATTAGAGTTCGAATTAAAAGACTCTAATGAATACTATAGCATTGGTAGTGACAACTCAACACCTAAGAATTACAAATTTAATGTATCAGGTATTAAAGATTCAGAAAAAATAAAACGTGGTGATATTAGGAAAGTGAGGGTTATGGCTAAAGTACCTTATACTACTAATGACCAAGAAGTGTTATCATCTATTGAATATAGACTATATACAAGAGAGGGTCAGGCCGAATACACGGTAATTGATTACACACCAGTTAATAGGGCGTTTAATTACAATTACTTCCTACTTGATACTCAGAGTTTATTACCTACTAGGTATCATTTAGATGTTAAAGTTACGTCAAATTCTGAAGTGAGGACAATGCAAAACATTATTAGTTTTGATATCACAAGTCAAGTTGACCAAAGAAAGGGTTAATTTCTGCATTTTATTTGATGCCATTGGTGAATCATTTGATTTGGTAGGTAAGAAGCAAGACGGGGTTTTTGTTAACATCTTAACTGATGGTGACGAGAATGACTCTAAGAAATACAGCGTTGAGGACGTTGAGGAGTTGTTCAGTGAAGCGGAAGATAGTAACTGGGGTGTTACCTTCATGGGTACAACAAAAGACGCTGTAGAGTCCGCTAAGTCTTGGGGAATTAAGGCTGGTAATACCATGCAATACAGTAACGATGTAATGGGAACTAGAAGCGCTAACAATACCAGACTTAAATCTAAGCAAATGTATTTTGCAACGGCAATGAATTCGACAGATATGTCAAATGTAAATACGGACAATTTGGTTGATGATGAGTAGTCATTAAAGTATGTAATTAAGATAAAAAGGGAGGGACTTGCGTTTCTCCTTTTTTTTATGTATTTTTGTGAGAGTAATAAATTTAATTATGAAGATAAAGAAAATGTCATTGGATGAATTAAACACTGAACTAAATAGGGCTAAATTCTGGGTTGAGACCAACCCTGTTGTTAAGTCTTTAGATTTGATTAATAAAATGGAAAATAAAAAACTAGAATTAACTAATAAAAACTTGCGTAACTAAAAGATTATTTTTATATTTGTAACCTAATAAATATATGAGCAAAGTAACACGTAAACAAAGAGTTTTAGATGCAATGAGAAATCATTCATCAAAGTCGATTACTTCATGGTATGCGATTAATCACTTAGGTAACACTAGGTTGGTGGCTACCATATTCGAACTGAAGAAAGACGGACATGAAATTAAAACCGTTACTGAAAAAGGAGTGAACAGATTTGGTGATAAAATTAAATTTGCTAGATATATATTAATTAAAGAAAACAAATAAATATGAAAAAATTACTAATTACAATTATGGTGTTATTACCATTGTCAGTACTGTCATTTAATCAATCAGAAGAGACCAATACATCAAATGATGTAAGCGTCTCAGAAAGTACATCCAGCGGTAGTGAAATTCTTAAAATATCCAAACCTTACATTGAAAAATTAATGAGGTCTGCTGAAAAGGGTGTTGATTTTGTAGTTGAAGAAACTCCTGTTGTCATTAAACAATATCTATATTTTGAAGCCATTATTTACTGGTTATTGATATTATTTGCAATATCACTCATGACTATTATAAGATATGGTGTTAAAACCATTTTTTATGTCAAATCAAAAGATAAACCAACATCTGATAAAAGACATGTAGATTATAGATACGTTAGTCGAGATAATTGGTTAAGGTATGATGCAGATGATAATGACTTTACCTACGAGCAAGTCTTAACGTTAATAATTGACATCTTGTTTACACTAATCGGTATTATCATCATACTGGTTAATATATCTGATGCGATTAAAGTCACTTTTTTCCCAAAATTATATTTGTTTGAACAATTCGTACACCTAATAAGATAAGTATGAAATTAATATACGCTATAGTATTAACAGCGTTATGTTTATTAATGATAGCCATTCTACCTGAAGGAGCTAGAGAACCTAGTAGATTTGCTCTAATAATGTTCACCTTACTTATTATACGATATGAAATATACGAAAATAATAAAAACAATTAACTATGGATAAGTTTGATGCTAAAATAAAGAAAAGTTTTGAAACTGATATAAGGAATAAATTGTTAATGAGAGGATTTGACAATGAAACCTTAATAAACAATAGAGGGTTAATAGGTGCCACTATCGATGAGGTAATTTTAAAAGTAGTTAAAGGGTATTAGTTTATGACAATAAAAAAGGCCTAGATTTAATCTAGGCCTTTTTACTATCATTACGTTTTTAAGATATTATCTTAATTCGTTCGGGTTAAATGTTGTTAATCCATCAACTCTAACAGCTCCGTAGAATCTGTTGTTTACCACTTTCTTAGCATAACGTGTCATTATACCTTTAACTGGTGCAAAGTTGAATGGGTTATACATTGTAGGTGTTAGTTGCATTGGCACGTATGGTGCGTAAATGTAACCAGTATCTAATAAAGACTTACCTTTGTGTCCCATAATCAATGACCATGAAGGTGCATAAGGGTCTCTATATACTTGATATCTACCTGATAATGAACCGATTTTCTCGATACCCATGTTATATTGGTCTTGCTCTGGAGATGCATCACTTACGTGGAAGTACTCTAAATCATCGAATACAGCAGAAATCTCTGAAGAAACTACGATAAAGTTAGCACCACCTCTAAGAGTAGACTTGTGGATTTGTGCTGAAATTTGGTTAACTTTAGTAATTAAAGTTTGATTCCAGTCTTTTTGAGTATAAGCATTGGCTGCCAATGAAGCTTTTCTCCATCCGTTCCAATCCCATCTTAGTTGCCATGCAGCAGCTTTTCTTAAGTCTCTTAAGATTTCCCTGTCAATTTCAGCAGCAACTTGCTCAGAAAGCATTGCAGTTAATTCAGCTTCAGCATCAATGTTGTGGAATGCACTAACATCTTGCGCTAATTCTGGAGACCATGTAGCTCTCAATTTCCTTTCTTCAAC